CAGCGCCGCGCCGATCCCGATCAAGGCCGCCTTGATCTCCTCTGCATGCGTCGTCACGAACGGGATCAGCGTGTTGAAAATAAAATCGCGCACCATCGTAATGAAGGCGAAAATTTGGGCGCCATTCTCCGCGCCGAACATAGCCGCCAGCGCTCCGGAGAGATCACCGCTCAATAATTTCTGGATCACATCCACCGTTAGCTTTACAAACCCCTCCAGCAATTTAGAGAACTCCTGCACACCTTTCTTGAACGACTCCGATTTGAACAGGTCCTGCAGAGACTTGGCCACCAACTTGGCAATCGGCAGGAATTGCCCCGCCAGTGTGCCCAGCATGCCCTTCACACCGGCTTGGATGCTCGCCACCGTATCGTCAAAGGCTTCCAGCCCAGCCACTGTTTCTTCATCCATCACCGCGCCCACCTCATGCGCCTCCTGGGCCAGCCGGTCCAACTCATCCGAGCCTGCCTTGATCAGCGGGTTCAGCTCCTGCGCAGACTTGCCGAAGAGCTGCATCGCCAGCGCATCCCGCTCAACTGGGTTTTCGAGCTTTCCAAGCGCATCGATTACTTCTGCAAACACCTGCTGGTTATCGCGCAGATTGCCATTGGAATCCCGAACAGAAACACCCAGGGTCTGAAATGCTTTTGCAGCATCTCCCAATTCGATATCCTCGATGTCCTTCCCACTTGCCGCAGCATCGGCCAACTTTTTCTCGTAATCCCCGGCCTGCTCCGTCGCCGAAAACATCGAACGGATCAAGCGTGCATTTGCACCGGTGATTGTATCCAGGGAGGTGCCCACCTGGTCACCAATAAAAGATAATTCCTGTAAGCGTGTCGTTGAGATCCCCGTCTTGGCGCTCATATCCACCAGCTCCGCCGCGGCATCCCCTGCCTTGAACACCAGCGCGCTTAACCCTGCCACTGCCGCGATCGCGGCAGCACCCACAGCCAGAATGCCGGTGACCACAACTCTGGTAACATTGCGGCCAAAATCTTCTAACACAGATCGGAAAGTTTTCGTCTTCTCTTCGCTTTCCTCGATCTCATCCCCCATCTCCTCCGTGGCATCCGTAACTTCTTCCTCACCCTTTTTCATCTCATCAAGCGCGGTCTCCGTCCCGTTCAACTCAGTCTCCATCTTGTTGAGCGTTTCGGTTTCCTTGTTGAGCTTGATCTCAGCATCCTGCGCCGCGCGGCTGTTCGCTCCATTGGCGTCCACCAGCCGCAGATGCTCGGCTCGCAGAGCATCCACCTTCGATTTTTGGATATCGATTTGGCTCGTCAGACTCTTGACGCGGCTCTCCAGTCCTGTCGCATCCTTCGTCCAATCCACCAGCGCGGCAGCACCCGCCTTGAAGCCGCTCTCCAAAACGCGCAACTCCCGATTCGCCGCACCCAGCGCGGTCTTGAAATCGGAAGTGTCGAGACCTAATTTTCCAGAGAGCTTGTCTACTTCATCAGCCATTACGCCAGATTCTCCTTGACTTCAAAACTCTCGACAGCCTCCGTATGCCCCTTGAAGCCGCTTTCCTCGTAATAGGCTTGCGTACTCCACACACCCAGCGCATCGATCTGGCCAGCAGCCACGGTATAAGAGACTTTGCCATCTGCGCCATTCGTCTCAAATGCGGCAGTGAAGTTTTTTCCTGTCTGCGCGATCGCGGACCTGGCTTTGATCTTCAGTTGCAGCGCGCCGGTCAGGTCCTTCGTTGTGCCATCCTTGTTCTTGACGTTGACAATGATCTTGAACCCCTCATTGTTTAATTGGATGATATCCAGGCTCATGATATATCGTCCTCCGCGTCTATGGAGACAGTTTCATAGACTGTTGAATTCATACTTACATCTCCGTACACAAAGCTCTGAACGTTCACGGTCTCGAACACCCGCACACTGACCTCGATGATCCTGAGCACAACACCTGACAAAATAATGACTTGAGATAAGTCTGTTTCGGCAGCTTGCCCGATGGACCTGGCTTTTGATTTTCCTATGCTTTGAGATAGTTCAACTTCAACAATCTGCGCAACTGATACCCGCTTCAGCGGGAACAACGCTTGAGCAAAGTCTGATTCTTGGACCTGCTCTATTAATGTTCCTGTGAGCCTAGAAACACTTTGCGCCGCATCGGTTTCTAAAACCTGGAATGTTGACTTTCTTTTGATTTTAGAAACTGCCTGGGCTGAATCGCTTTCGTTCGCCTGTGCAACGGGGACACGCTTACCCACAGACAATGTTTGCGACAAATCAGTTTCAACGGTTTGAGCAATGGCATTGATCTTGCGCGCGGATACAACTTGCGCCGTATCGGTTTCAATAGTCTGCGCAACGGATACATTTTTTCGTACGGATATGGATTGAGCAAGATCGGTTTCAGCAGCCTGTCCAACGGGAACAATCGTATCGCCCGCTAGAGTAATAACTTGCGCCAGGTCTGCTTCAGTAACCTGCGCTACCGCGACCCGTTTGATTTTGGCGATTGCCTGCGCTACATCTGTTTCAGCTACCTGCAGGACGCTCACCTGTTTAAGTATGGTGATCGCCTGTGATGTATCAGTCTCGGTAACCTGTGCGGCGGCTTTGAATTTTTGTTTTGCGATTGCCTGTGCTGTATCGGTTTCCGTTGTTTGGTTTACCGCCACAGTTGGTGGTAGTGGCTTCAGTGCAATATGCACGCTGCGCCACTGTAGCGATACACCGATGGTGACGGTCGTGTTGCCTGTTGCACCTGCCGAAGCCTTCCCGCCATCCGCCACACCAAAACCACCGCCGGTTGCAGTATTCGTTGTATTATCTTCCCGCTCGGTCAGGTTGGTAAGATTTGCATTCGTCCACGATGACCAGTTGGCGGTATTGGTTGCGTCCCTTGTCGAACAACATATCGCAATAACAAGACAATCATTTACAGCTGTGGTTAATCCCGTCATCGTCCCGTTGCCAGTATCCGCGCCATTGCCAGCGCCTACCTGCCAGGCATCGCCACTGGTCAAACACCCTGAATAGACAAGCATGGTCGCAGAGCAATGATTAAGAACGCCATCAATGGTTACATCGGTTTCTGATGCTCCTGCTCTCTTGCCGAACACCGTAAGAGTTGTTACGCCGGTTACACCACTACCTTGTGTTTCCTCAAATAGTTTCGTCCAGTTCGCGGGCGTGTTGGGAGTACCCGCGGCAGTAGTTGAGTCGGTTGACTCAACTACAATCAGCAGAATGTCATTTGTTTGAGGCGCGTTTCCAGCAGTAGGAACAGCAGCAACACATGACGTTGTCCCTACTCCATAAGCGCCTTTGGAACGGAATGCAGGAAGGGTCATAAAAAACTAGATATTTATGACGCTCTGAAAAAACCGGTCGCCGCGATCTGCGCGACAATGTCAGAACCATCCGGGGTGACTGCAAAATCATGCCAGGTCATCGGCACGATATTAGAGTCCGTACCCGCCGTAGTGTCGCTATCCCAATTTACACTTAAGTCAGTCCATGCACTACCCGCCGCTACTGCTGTCCATGTTTGATCGGGAATATCCAAATCAACACGGTTGTTTGTATCATCAGGTGCAAACGCTACAATATCGGCGTCCGTCAGCGTCTTGCGTGCGTAACCGGAGTTTGTAACCTCTGCTGTATTCGCATCCGCCTCGATTGCCGCAACGGTATCTAAATCCTTGATTACAGCATCTGTCGCGGTGGAGTTCCACGCGATAACAATGAGTGCCGAATTGGCAGGGTCATTTTCATCCACCCGTTTATACATTTCTGCGGAACGCCCAAGAGCAATATTTAAAACTTGGTCAGCCATGTTACACCTGTTCTTTTAAAGGAAATTGCGGAGCACGAGTGGGTTGTTTTACCCTGAATTTCTTGTGCTGTTTATCGTTCAACACACACTCAAAATGATTGAGCGCCACATAACCGGACGGGGTTGACGGGTCAGGACTTGCGGTCCCTGCATGATATTGCGCGATGTGCAAGCGTGCCATTTCGCCACCTGTATCATCTGGAAGTTTTTTGCCACAATGCAAACACCAACGCCCCGGTGTGCGTTTGATCGTGTAGCGCAAATCTTCGGGATGAACACGAAGGATCAATTCAGCATCATGGATTTCCATGCTGCCTGATTTCAAACCCTCTGTTACAAGTTGGATCGAGAAGTTTTGCTCAGGGTTGACGCCTGTATGCGCGAGTGAGATGTAATCCAACTCGTAATACGGTTGACCATCTTTCACGCCTTGAACCATACCCCCTGCTTTATAAATTCGTTTCAGTAACATTTTACATCTCCTTATTGCTGTAGAAACGCTACAGCCAATCCACTTCATCCGCATATACCTCGCGTTCGCCGCCTGCGGCGGGAATCTTCCGCGATTTCCACTGCGGGTAATGAAACACAAACGGGATCAGGCTCTCGATATCCGTCACATCGATCTCATGCAGGCTCCAGTGGAAGGCCTCCACCAGGCTGCACTTCAGATCCCAGAACCATCGCCCATCTCCGTCTACTTCCTCTTCGGAGATGGGCCCGGAGGGTTTGCCTTCGCAAACTCGCGGGTCAGATCACTCGCTCGCGCAATCACCGATCGCAGTACAGACATGCACTCGATTAGATCAGATTGTTTCTTCAACTCATCGCGTGTGAACTTACCACCATAGAACTCCACAACGAAATCAAAGAGTGCGTCCGTGTTCGGCTTTGCCTCTTCACCGTCTACAACCAGTTCAGACTGTAGGTTGATCGCCGTATCCAGCAAATAAGACGGGATCCGTGACCGGCGATGAGTCGCAACAATCTCATCATTCTCGTTATAGAAATTCAACTCGATCGGTGCAGCTGTATTCATAAAGACCTTCCAATGCTCCCCTCTCCCACCTGCCCCGCTGCTCTTGGCGGGGACGGGAGAGGGGTTAGGGGTGACCCCGGCATTGGGCGATGATTGATCGCCGATTGCCGGGGTGAGGGAGGGTGAGGGTGAACTTACGCAGTCGTAAAGTCATACACAGTATCAGCCAGTAATTGGCCATAGATACTCATCACGTTTGGCACGATGATCAAGTGTGCAGTGGTTGCAGCCATGTTCGTGGTCGGGTCCAGCGTGACCACGGTGCGCGCCGCGTTGATGGTGCGCGCGCAGGCTTTGATCAAACCAGCCGCAGTCGTCAGGACGATGCCATTCTCGGCGTTGCCGGCCAACGGATTGCTGAAGGTCAGGACAATATTGGCAGACACCGAAACACCGGTCGCGCCATCCGCAGGACTCGGTGTGCAGGTAAATGCCGCTGGCGAACCTTGTACCGGCACTTGCACCGCGCTGAACCAGGTCGCGCCGCTGAAACCGGCGATATCCTCATCACCTTCGACGCCCTTGGCACCATCGGTCACGCTACCGCTCAGCGCAAATTGACGGATGGTCTTGATCGCCGTGAAAGTGATCTTGGCGCTTTTCGGATCGGGGGTGTCGGTTTTGCTCCCCAACTCTTTGGAGGGAGGCGTAAATTTACCTTTGAGATATTGGACGAAATGATATTTCCCATTGCTCTTGATGGAC